CTTAGTAAGTACAGCTAGGAAGTTAAATGAAGAGGAAATTAAAGCTAATTTAGCTCTCCATCCTAAAGGGAAACACTTGGTAGATGCTTCTGTTGAATCACTCTCAGGCTATTTTATTACAGCTAATGGTAAAGTAGGCGTAAAACCTGAGCAACCAGATAGTGCACATATATGGGAAGATAGGAAATGGGTACTAAAAGCTGATCTACAGGCAAAGGCTATAGTGTTCAAACGAAATAAATTATTAGCTAATAGTGATTGGACACAGCTCCCGGATGTAACTACTTCTAAAAAGTGGGTTACTTACCGACAAACATTACGAGATATTACTGTTCAAACTGGGTTCCCTAATAAAGTCATTTGGCCTGCTACTCCAGTATGAATAAACAGTGTTACCTAAATTACTTGTATAATTACCTAATTATTCAGTTGAGTCTGGTACAATGAGAACCATCAATATGGATGTCTACTCTTAAGGAACTTCCAGCTGATTGGGTAATTTACGACAATTGTCGTTTTTATTTTTAACAATCTAGAGGGACCACCATGAGTAAGTTTTCTGATTATACTGAAGCCAATATTATAGCGACTACATTACGTGGGGTCGCTTTCCCTGTACCTACAGGTATCTACGTTGCACTCTTTACTGCTGATCCAACTGACGCGAATGTAACTTCAAATGAAGTAACAACCTCAGCTTTTCCTGCTTATGTGCGCAAGGATGCTGCAGTGGGTGCTGCAATAGCGACTGGTTGGGTTGCTCCTACTAATGGAGTTACTAGTAATGCTAAACCAATTACATATCCAGGTAATAACGGATCTGGTTCGGTAGTCGTTACACATCTAGGAATATACGATGCGGCTACGAATGGTAATTTGTTATACCACTCTCCGCTAGTAAGTTCTAAAACACTGCTGCCAAGTGATGTACTTTCATTTGGTACGGGAGCTATTGTACTTACGATTGCTTAATAGATGAATTTCTCTGCCTTTAATAGTGCAAGTTTTAATGCCAGTGGTGGGACACCTGTGGTATTAGGCTTTGCTGCACTAACAGGGAATGCCTCTATTGTAGGAACTGGTAATCGGCTACAACTCGGAGTTGCCGCTGCAACAGCAATAGCAAGTATCATTGATACTAGTGTTCGCACAACCTTTGCTACAGTCCTTATAGATTCTCCTGGATCTGTAATAGCGGCTACAGCTACTCGCATATTAATACCAACTGCTACCGTAGCAAATAGTGCTGAATTACAAGGAATCGGTATCAAGTTACATGCTGCAACTGCTAACATATTTAGTGATATGAGCCTCTCTGTCGGCTCTATTGCAAATCCTACAGTTTTGGATCCAGCATGGAGATACTTTACGCGAGAAGCTAATGTTGTTGATTTTGTTAGACCGGCAGATGTTGTCTTTAGGAGAGTCGCATGAAGTTAGGAACGGTAAGTAAACAACCCGCTGAAAGATTTTCTTATACTATAGATTACACCACTGCGCTTACAACAGGCGATAATGTGGAATCTGTTACTGTAGTGGCAGACCCAGCAGGTTTAACCATAGATAACATAGCTACTTATGACCCGAAAATAAAATTTTGGGCTGAAGGTGGTACTACGGGTATTAAGTATAAGGTAACAACAACTGTTACTACTGCTGATGGTCGTATATTTCAAGATGAGATATTTTTTAAAATTAAAGAGATCTAATTATGACTCAACTCTTCGCAAATAATATAGTAACCGAAGTAGCCACAGGGATTAATGCTTCGGCTACATCTTTGGTATTAGATGATGCTTCATCAATGCCATCACCTACAGGTGGGGATTACTTCTTACTCACATTATTCAGTAAGAATGCTAGTGGTAAAGAAGATACCTGGGAAATCCTTAAGGTAACAGCGCGTAGTAGTAATACTGTAACCATTGTGCGTGCACAGGAAGGTACTTCTGCTGCAACTTGGGCTGTAGACACTGCTTGCGAGATGCGTGCCACAGGTGCGACGTTTGGATCAAAGCAAGATACCATTGCTTATACTACAGAGAATGTCGCTAATAAGGGCGCTGCTTCTGGTTATGCAAGCCTTGGTTCTGATAGTAAAATACCTACTTCTCAACTCCCAGCTCTTGCTATTACAAATACTACTGTAGCAGCGAATCAAGCTGCTCAGCTAGCTCTTACTGCTGAGGTAGGAGATATTGCAATAAGAAGTGACTTAAGTAAATCATTTGTTCTCAGAGTGTCTCCAGCTACTTCCCTCTCTAATTGGTCAGAGTTACTAACTCCTACTGATGTGGTACTTTCTGTAAATGGTAATACGGGATCAGTAACCCTCACTACTGCTAATGTAGCAGCTTCAACAGATAAGCGATATGTGACTGATGCTGGCTTAGCAATACTTGGTAATGCTAGTGGAACTAATACTGGTGATAATGCAGGAGTAACTACTATATCAGTAACAGCTCCTGTAGCTACGAGTGGTGGTACATCACCAACAATAAGTATAGCAGCTGCAACAGCTTCTATTCCTGGGTCAATGTCAGCAGCAGATAAGACAAAGTTAAATGCTATTACTGGTACTAACACAGGCGATCAAACTACTATCACAGGAAATGCGGGTACCGCAACCCTGGCAACTAATGTAACTACTAATGCTAATTTAACTGGACATATAACCAGTAGTGGCAATGCAGCAGTATTGGGATCATTTACCTCTGCCCAATTAAAAGCTGCGCTAACAGACGAAACAGGGAGTGGAACTGCGGTATTTGCAACAGGTGCCACTCTAGTAAACCCTGCTTTAGGTACACCTGCTTCCGGCACACTAACTAATTGTACGTTTCCTACCCTTAATCAGGATACAACAGGGAGTGCGGGCTCAGTAACTAATAATGCTAATATGACAGGGCACATAACTAGCGTAGGTAATGCAGCGGTACTAGGCTCTTTTACTTCTGCACAACTTAGTACTGCTTTATCAGATGATTTTGCTGTCCCACAGATAGTAACTACAAATGGGTTAGTTATTCAAAGTGCCTCAATTGGTACAACCTATTCAATACCAAGTGGTAATAATGCACTAAGTGTAGGCCCGGTTACTATCGCTACGGGGGTTACAATTACGGTGCCTACAGGGAATAGATGGGTAATAGTCTAAAGGATACAATATGACAGTAATAATAAATGGATCAACAGGTATTGTCGGAGCTACATGGACTACGGGAGGTAGGCCCGCTAGTCCAGTAAATGGTCAACAAGGATACAATAGTACACTTGGAGCATTAGAAGTTTATATAAACAGTGCTTGGCGTATTATGGCTCAGAAGTTTCTGGCTACAGGCGGTACAATTACAACCTCTGGCTCGTATACCATTCACACCTTTACTTCCAGCGGAACATTTACACCAAATGGAGATGGTACTGTTGATTATCTAGTTGTAGCAGGTGGTGGTGGTGGGGGACTTGATGGATATGGAGCAGGTCGCGGAGGCGGTGGCGGTGGTGCGGGTGGTCTTCTTACAGCTACTAATTTTGCAGTTGCAGCCACAGGATTAACAGTTACTATTGGCGCAGGTGGCGCAGGAACTAGTACTGTCGCTTCACCAGTAGGTGCAACAGGAGCGAACTCAGTATTTTCAAGCATTACAGCAAGCGGTGGTGGTGGAGGTGGTGGTCACACTTCTGCTGCACAGGTAAAATCTGGGAATGGAGCATCTAGTGGGGGCGGAACAAATGACCTAAATCTTGCGGATGGTGTTGGTTCTGCCATTTCTGGACAAGGACACCAAGGTGGTATAGGGATAGCGGGCAGCCCTTACCAAGGTGGTGGTGGTGGTGGATCAGGTGTGGTAGGTACTAATGCCACGGGTACTGTTGGCGGTGCGGGTGGCGCAGGAACATCTAATAGTTATTCAGGTTCAGCCGTAAACTATGCAGGTGGCGGTGGTGGCGGTTGTCGCAACGCAAGTGTAGGAGGCGCAGGTGGAGCAGGTGGTGGTGGAGCAGGTGGACTTACAAGTGCAACAGCGGGTACTGCTAATACAGGTGGTGGCGGTGGTGGTTGCAGCGGAACTAGTGCAGCAGGTGGTTCAGGTATCGTAATCATTCGCTATCCTACAGCGGGTCAAATAACTCTAGTTAATGGTGATCCAGTAGGCAAGGTATTACAAGTGTTACAGTCAACTTTAACAGCATCTTTTACTACAACCTCTACTACTTTTGTAGATTTACTTACT